GAGTTCTGGCTCCAACTCTTGAATATATCGGAGAAGTCTTCCGTGTATTATTCAATACAGTCGCTGATATACTTGGGGGCATAGCGGACTTCCTTAAGGGTGTGTTTGATATCATCACTGGTATTCTTACGAGTGATATGAGTAAGATTTTTGATGGTTTCACCGAAACAGGCGATGCTATCATGAACATCCTATCAACGCTTCTCACAGCTTTGCTAGATTTAACAGTAGCGGTTTTAAAAGTTATCTGGGACACGATTGTAGCAATCTTCCAAGCAATTTGGGATGGTATCGTGGCTATCTTCACACCGATTGGCGAATGGTTCTCAGAACGCTGGAACGACATCACAACCGTTCTAGCCGACGTAGCTAAATGGTTTGGCGATATGTTCCAGAAAGCTTGGAACGCTCTAACGAATGTATTCTCTTCAATCGGCACTTGGTTCGGTGAGCGTTGGAACGATGTAACGACTGCGCTTTCAAACGTTGCAACGTGGTTCGGGAATATCTTCAAGACTGCATTTGAAGCGGTTAAGAACGCATTCAGCACGATTGGAAGCTTCTTCAGCGGTGTTTGGACCACGGTCAAGAACATCTTCGTGAATGCTGGTCAAATGGTCGGTAGCGCAGTAGGTGGAGCATTCAAGAGCGCAGTTAATGCGGTTCTTGGTACGATCGAAAACGTGGTCAATGGTTTTATTGGCATGATTAACGGCGTTATCGGCTTAATCAACAAGATTCCGGGCGTATCTCTTGGAAGCGTTGGCTATGTAAGTCTACCTCGATTAGCCCGTGGTGGTATCGTTGATAGTCCTACCGTAGCCATGATTGGTGAAGCTGGTAAAGAGGTCGTTATGCCACTTGAGAACACTGGTTTCTTACAGACTATGGGGCGCATCGTAGGTGGTGCGGTAGTCAATGCCTTGGGTGGTGGTTTACCACAATCTGGAGGCTTTAGCGGTAGTGGTGACATCGTCATCATGGTTGGCGGACACGAATTTGGTCGTGTAGCTATCCAAGAAATCAATCGAGAACAAGAACGTGCAGGACAAGTCTTGCTTAACATTTAAAGGGAGGTAAAATGGCACGCTTAATTATCAATGGGGTGGCTGTTAAGCCTCCCAAATCTTTTCAAGTCGGTATTCAGGACATCGATGGAGAGACTGGTCGAAATGCTAACGGAGACATGGTTCGTGATCGTATCACGACCAAGCGAAAATTAGATTGTGAATGGGGCATGCTGACTCAAGATGAAATGAGTCAGCTTTTAAATGCTGTATCATCGGTCTTTTTTGAAGTTTCATATCCTGATCCAGTAAGAGGTCAGACAACAGGGACTTTTTACGTTGGAGACAGAACGGCCCCGAGCTATTCATTTACTGACAAATTCAAACCGTGGTCTGGTGCAAAGTTTAATCTGATAGAAAGGTAGGTTAGAGCATGGATATATTTAGACGTAAGAAATTTGATGAAGCTATGTTTGCTAAAAACCGTACTCTTGCTATCAGAGTAGGGCAGTATCAGTCAAGTGATATCAAAGAAGCTAGCTTTGATTATGGTTACATCAAGGGTGATACCTATAAACCAGGTGGAACATGTGCTGGTAGCGGTAAAATCACGTTCACAAGCATTATTACTACATTCANGCCGTACTCTTGCTATCAGAGTAGGTCAGTATCAATCCAGTGACATTAAAGAGGCTCATTTTGACTACGGCTATATCAAAGGTGATGCTTATAAACCGGGTGGAACGTGTGCTGGCAGTGGTAAGATTACGTTCACAAGAATTATCACAACTTTCAATAAGCTAGATAAGGTTTATCCTGAAATCGGTCTTTTAGTCGACGAAACCTACGAATGGGTGAAGATGGGTGAATACTTTATCAATGATATTGAAATCGACCGAAACCGTAACACAACTACGCTTGATTTGATGGACGGGATGTTCAAGTTAAATCGACCTTATGAGTCGTCTTTGACTTATCCAGCGCCTATCCAAAAGGTCGTGGCTGAGATTGCAAATCAGACTGGCGTTAAGCTAGAAGATGCGTATTTTGATGCTACGGATTTAACTGGGCAAGTTTACTACATCGATAAGAAACCAGATGGCAAGAAATTGACCTATCGGGATGTTTTGGGGCTAGCGACTCAAATCCTTGGTCGTTCTTGCTTCTTTAATCGTGACGGCAATCTTGAAATTCGAGGATTGTTTGACTCAGGCATCACGATTACGGCAGATAGCTACTTCATGCACGGTTTGACCAAAAGTGAAGTTCAATACCAGATTGCAGGGATAAGTTGCAAGAAAGATAAAGAGACTATCACGGTCGGTATGCGTACTGGTCGCTCTCTTGAAATCGAAAATGACTTGATGACGCAATCGATGTTGGATAATCTTTACCACAAAATCAAAGACATTCGCTATTACCCTTTTAATTTGAATTACCAAGGTCATCTTTTGCTCGATGTTGGTCAGTGGGTAACCATCAAGACGAACAAGGGTGAAACGTTCAAATCGCCTATTTTGAGCCAATCATTCACATTTAAGGGCGGTCTGCGTGGTCGTATCAGCGCAGATAGTAAATCCGGAAATGATGCGCAGTATTCATACGCAGGAACGATCACGAAGAAGATTGAGCAATTTAGCGAATTTGAGAAACAAATTCAAAACCAAATTGAAGAAGCAGACAAAGGCTTTGACAAGAAAGTCGAGAAAATCAAGAATGACTTTAATGACCAGATTGAACTTGCCAAAGCAAAAGCGGAAGAGGTAAGGCAAAATCTAACAGAGACCATTGACCAACGTTTTCGTGACTTTGATAGCGTAGGTTTGCGTGAAGCTCGACAAAAAGCAGATGAAGCCTTGAGAAACGCTGGTGCAAGCAGCTTACTCGCTCAAGAAGCGAAGCAAATCAGTGAGCAAGTGAGACGACAGCTTGATAATAAGGCTGACCTCGTCGAATTTCAGAGAGTGAAAGAAACCAATCAGCTTTATGAGAGAATAATTGGTCGTAGCGAGTCTGACATCGCTGAAAAAGTCTCACGTATGGCCATGACTAGCCAACTCTTTCAAGTTGAAGTCGGCAAGTATGGCAACGTTGGCGGTCCTAATATGCTCCGAAATTCGAGGGCAGATGACGGATTGAAATACTGGTCTGAAGCGAATGGTCGATTGGGTTTCACATCGCACGGATTCTATTTTAACGGACAGAAGCGCATGTTTGAATTGAGACCAGGCGCAGTTGTTAAAAGTCCACGGTTCATTGTCAAACGAAATACAGACTACATTTTCAATATTTTAGCTTTTGATAACAACTCAAAATATTTTAGAGTATATTTTTGTAAACGCAAAAAAGACTCAACTGCCAATTACGACGTAAGCCAACTTGTTTTTAACGGTAGTCCAAAATGGACAAACGGGCCAGTTTTTGACAATACAAAGGCGATAAAGAAGACATTCAAGTTCAATGTTGGTGACTTCGATGATGGTTATTTGCAATTCGAGTACGACCGAAACAATCCTAACAAATGGGGCGGTCTGTTCATGACTGAGCTTGATTTTTACGAAGGCTCAAATGACCGTCTCTGGCAACCAGCTCCCGAAGATGCAACTATGGAAACAGCTGAAGCTGTTCGTACAGTTCAAAATCAGCTTGCTGGCTCATGGGCAATTCAAAACCTGACCAGCGCAGGCTCAATCGTCTCGCAAATCAATGCGACGAATAATCAGATATTGATTGAAGCTGAGAAAATTCGTTTGAAAGGTAAGACCTTGCTGGACGAACTCACGGCTATTGATGGATATTTCAAACGTCTGTTTGTCGGTGAAGGCAACTTTGCCAAGTTGAATGCTGAGATTATCGGAGCGAATACTATCACAGCTGATAAATTGGTCATGGACCAAGCAATGGCTAGAATGTTTGTTTCGAGCGATATCTTCACGGATACGCTTGCTGCTAAAGAAGCCTTTATCAATAAACTTCGGTCTGTTGTAGTGTCTGCGACTTTATTTGAAGGTTTCAAGGGTCGAATCGGTGGCTTCCAAATCGGTACGCATGACAAAGACCCGTCTGCTTATTGGTTGACTGGCCAGAACCAGTTCTCTGTCGGAATGAGCAGCGGTAGTAATAATACTAATTGGACTCGAACTGCTCTTTGGGTGAATTGGGGCGATAATTGGGGGAGCCCTGGGAATGACGCTTGGTTTGTAAGGCAAAATGGTCGAATGTTTTGCTACAGCCGTGCTGAATTCTGGGACACCCCAATTATTCACGGTAATCTTCAAGTAACAGGTAATATTTACTACGCTAAGGAATCAGGATTGTGGGCCTACTGGATTTCATCGCCAGAGTATTCAAGTATCGCACCTTCAAATAATTATCTGTATCTCTATCGCGCTAATTCAAGCTACGACTGGATTCCGATGAACAAGGAGATTTCAGACCGCAGGTACAAGCACAATATCGAAGCTAGTACAGTTTCCGGCCTTGATATCATCGAGCAACTCAAGACCTACAGTTATCGCAAAGAATACGATGGCAAAATCGAAGATATCTCTTGCGGTATTATGGCGCAGGATGTCCAGAAATATGTTCCTGAAGCATTTTATGAGAATCCAGACGGGGCATACTCGTATCGCACATTTGAATTGGTGCCTTACTTAATCAAGGCCATTCAAGAACTAAATCAAAAAATACAGAAATTGGAGAAAACAGCATGAATGAACAAGACAAACAAATCAGCAATTTAGCGATCAAATCGTTAGGTGAGAAGGTCGGTAATGAGGCAACTCAATCAGCTACGCTCGAAGCTCTATACACAGTAACTGCGATGGAGCTTGAGCAGATGAAGCAAATCATCGAATCAGATGAAAAACTCAAAGCTAAATTTGAAGAAGTGAAAGGAAAAATTGTAAATGGCAATCAATAACTATGAACTAGCAGGCAAACCTTACACACGAGGCTTTGGGGATAACCTAAAGACCGTGGTTGAAATCCGTCTCTCGGAAGGCAGTCGATACAGTACGAACCTGCGCGAACTTGCAGGAGACCGTACGAATGAGCAAGAGGATGTCTTGATTCA